CTACCGCAACCTTTAGAACCCCTATACCTGAAGGAGCACAAATTCCTGGAAAACCTTCTAAGGGTCGTAGACTTTACAACAGAAGTCAGGTAGAGTTACTCATCTACTCAGTTCATCATTTTGGTTTGAATAGTTCTCAACCCAAGAATGCAAACTGGATAGGTTTTAAAAAGCACATCAAAGAAAACTGGATTAAGTAAAAACCCCAAACAGAAAGCAGAGAAAGCACAAATGACAACGAACAGATACGATGACTTTGAAGATGACGAACAGGAGTTTCCAACTCCTGCACCCTCAAAGGGAAAAACTCAAGTAGTGGCAAAGCCAGTAGTTGAATCAGAAGTAGAGCGCACAGAAGTTGCACAAGTTACTCGGACCATTAAACGTGGTTGGGGTGCAGCAGACCGTGTTCAAGAAGCAGCATCACCATACGCACAGCGTTTCAAGGTAACTGAGGACACACAAGTCATCAAGTTCTTGGAAGACGAGCCATACGCTTCGTTCCGCACACACTGGATTGATGGTCGTCAAGGCCAAAAGTCGTTTGTATGTCTGCATGACGATCCAAATGGTTGCCCATTGTGTGACTCAGGTAATCGCCCAAGCACAAAGTTTGCATTTAACATTGCACTCCTTGCTAACGGTGAAGAGCCAGTAGTTAAGTCGTTTGAAGTTGGTGTTCGTTTGATTGACCAACTGAAGAACTTCCATCTTGACCCACGTCAGGGACCACTGTCCAAGAATTACTGGGCAGTTTCTAAGACTGGCAAGGGCGCACAGACACAAACTATCTTGCAGATGGTGCGTGAACGTGACCTTGAAGAATGGAACTTGTCTGCGTTTACTGAAGACACCATGAAGGTCTTGTTGAACAACGCATACGACCCAAGCATTATTCAAATTCCAACACGCTCAGAGTTGTTGGAAGTTGCTACCGAATTACTTGACGCTCGGTAGTTCGCATGCTCCATACGGTACATACCGTAGAGGAATTGCGAAACCTTGTTGAGGTAGTTACAAAAGCAGGAGAGTTTGCTTTTGACGTGGAATCCCGTGGGGTTCTTGAGAGACATGATGATCTTCATAAACTCTTTTTAAAAGAGTGTAAGGAGCACATTGCAACTCTCAAGAATCCAGGGGAATCCATTGTTGCTAGTTCCACGGAAACAATTCGTTCTAGGTACATGAAACAATTAGCCTTGGATCCACTTCGTAATGAAGTGTTTTGGATTAGCATTGCCACACTGGGGCACTCTTGGGCTATTCCTATGGGGCACAAACTTGGAGAAGTGATTGTTCCAGAGGAGCGTGGTGATGGTACAACTATTCCACCACCTGGGTTTCGTAAGTTCTTAGCAAATGGTGGAGAGTCAATGGCTAAGGCTAAGTATGTAATTCCAGGTGAGTATTCTGCTCCACCTGAGCAACTGTCTCGCTCAGTGGTGTTTGAGGAATTACGCCCCCTATTTTTTAGTGACTTTGTTAAAGTTGGTCACAACGTAAAGTTTGATGCTCGTTCTATTCAGAAGTACTACGGAGAGTTACCACCAGGTCCGTACATGGATACCATGATCCTTCAGCACTTGGAAGATGAGAACTCTTTGTCGTTCTCTCTTACTAACTTAGTTGCTCAGAACTTTGGTGGTCATGATGCCTACTCCAAAGAAGGAAAGTTGGGTGCCGTTATTGACACCGTGCCCTTTAGCACTGCTGCAAGGTATGTACACCTAGATGCTCGCTGGACGTGGTTGTTGTATAGCAAACTTATGGCTAAATTGCGCCTTACAGAATCCCTTGCCCCTGCTATTAAGCAAGACATGGAAGTGTTACGAGTGATTATGACTATGGAAGATGAGGGCATTACTGTTAAGACCAGTGCTCTTAAGGATTTGCGTAAAGAATTAGAGATTAAACAACGTGACTGTCTTCTTGAAATTGTTGATATGTCCTACGCTGGCTTTAACCCTGACTCAAATAAAGATAAACAAAACTACTTGTTTACTAAAAAGCGTGAGGGTGGTTTAGGTCTAAAGCCTTATAAAACAACTCCTAAAGGCGCTCCATCTGTAGATATGGAAGCCTTAGAGAAGTTACGAGATGCTCACCCACTCATTCCACTCTTGATTAGTTATTCTGAATTGCAGAAGTTGAAGTCAACATATGTTGATGGTTTGATTCCCAAGTTGAATAACGGTAAGTTGCACCCTTCGTATAACTTGCATAGGACTGCAACTGGTCGTCTGTCTTCTAATGACCCTAACTTGCAGAACATTCCACGAGACTCCAGCATTAGGAGTTTGTTTGTACCTCCTCCTGGGTACACGATGTTGGTGGCTGACTATGATCAGATTGAACTCCGAGTTATGGCTATGTTTAGCCAAGACCCACAACTTCTTCGCATCTTTAGAAATAATGAAGACATTCACGCTGCAACAGCAGCAGCAGTGTTTAAGAAAGACTTGTTAGAAGTAACCTCAGAGGAACGGCAGATTGGTAAGGGAGTGAACTTTCTTACTGCCTATGGTGGTGGTTCTGGAAAACTTGCTAGAACTACTGGTATTGCTGATGAGCATGCTGAGGAGATTCTTAACTCTTACTATAAGAGTTTCTCTGGATTGACCAAGTGGAAACAGGTTGCTATTGCTCGTGCTACAAAATCAGGTTATGTATCTACGTTAAGTGGTAGGCGTAGAAGACTTCCTGGTTTGACACTTAGTAGGCAGTTTGAGGTGTCTCGTGCACAAAGGCAAGCCATCAATGCAATCATTCAGGGAAGTGCCGCTGACATCTGTAAGCAGGCCATGATTGATGTGGATACTACGTTTAGTGGCACAGACACCAAGATGCTTGTACAGGTACATGACGAACTTATTGTGATTACGCCCAAAGATCAGGAAGAAGTTGCGATGAATGCCCTTATCACTGCGATGGGGCATGACAGGAGTATTATGGGGGTGACACTAAAAGTGTCTTGCCATGCGGCAACTAGTTGGTCGGAGGCAAAAGGAAAATGACTTCAATTGCGGAAAAGCGTAACTTTTGTTTAATGTTGTCTTTACCATCAGGTCAAGAGTTAGCCCAACATATGGGTTTGACACCGCCATCCAAAGAAGTACAGGAGATGGAGACTGACTTAATTAACTCACAATGGGACATGCTTCATGAGTTTGGTGTGTACGATGAGATAGAAGAAGCAGTAGATTGGTTTACAGAAGTATTAGAGATTACGATGGGTGAGGATGAGAAGCCCACATCTAAAATGATTGACGGTTCTAAGACTGTCTTGTTATCATACGGTATGGCGTTGGTTCAGAAATTATTAGAAAGTAATACTATTGCTTTAATTGCGGAGGAAGACTTATTTTATGAGTAGTTGGTGGGATAGCAAACTAAACAACAAGACAACAGAACAGAGACCGTCTGTGCCTCTGTCTACAAATCATATTTTGCCAGCACTACAACAGCAGGCTCGTGCAGTAGTGCAAGCAGCAGAACAAACAAGACCTATTCCTGATGCTGATGGGAAGGTTGACATGGGTACAGCAATGCGCTCATGGAAAGGTGGAGAAGCACATCGCTTGGATGGTAATTTAACTTGTCCAAGATGTGGAGGAAAGAACGTATTTAGTCGTGCAAATGCATCAGCAGGTGGTAAAGTACCTGCACCGAGATGTTTTGAATGCGGCTGGAATGGCGTGTATGAACAAGCGGATCAGGTATCGTGGACAGTCTAACTAGGAGCATCACATGGACAAAAATTGGGACAGCCTTTCTTCAATCGTTAACGCTGTAAACAAACAGCATGGCTTAGGTACAATCGTCAAAGGAAGTGATACCAGAGGCAAACTTGGTCGTATCACTACGGGTGTCTTGTCGTATGACTTGATGTTAGGTGGTGGGTGGCCTGTAAACCAATGGTCTGAAATCATTGGTGATGAGTCATCAGGAAAGACTGCTCTTGCATTTAAGACCATTGCAGAGAATCAAAAGTTAAATCCTGACTTTATTGCTGTGTGGGTTGCTGCTGAGGAGTTTGTTCCTGAGTATGCAGAATCCATTGGTGTTGACTTAGATCGTTTGTATGTTGTTGAAACAAACATCATGGAGCATGCTTACAACTTAGTTATTAACTTGATGGCACAGCGAGCAGCAGACATGATTGTTATTGACTCTTTGCCAGCGCTTGTTCCTGGAGATGAATCAGAGAAGACGATGGACGAATACACCGTAGGTTTAGGTGCTCGCCTTACATCTAAGTTCTTCCGTAAGTCTTCTGAGGCACAGAAGCGGTCTTTGATTGAGGATGAACGAACATGTACAGGGTTGATGATTAACCAGTGGAGACAAAAGATTGGCGTGATGTGGGGAGACAATCGCACAACACCAGGTGGTCTAGCCAAGAACTTTGCATACTTTTGCCGTGTTGAGGTACGCCGAGATGAGTGGCTTAAGGATAAAGATGAAGTGGTTGGGCAAACAATTAAGGCTCGCACACTTAAGAACAAGACTTACCGTCCAAACCAATCAGCAGTGATTGATTTCTATTTTGCTCAGACACAAGGATTTGACATAGGAGACTTTGATGTACTTAAAGACACGATCAATATTGGTATCGCTATTGAGGTTATTACTCGTGCTGGGGCTTACTACTCGTTTGGTGAAGGTCGCTGGCAGGGTAAAGAAAAGATGCTTGAAGCGTTCCGACAAGATGTGGGAATGAAAGATCAGTTAGTTGCTGCTGTTGAGAAGCATTACGGTGTTGCACGGTGACACCAATTGGTCAAGACCCTGATCGCCATAAAAAGATTCTAAAGAAATCTGTAAGGCAAGAAAAGCGCACAGCAAAAACGTATAACGGTTCTCGTAATGCTCGGTCAGGTGCTGGGTGGCTTAGGAAGAATGATGTAAGAAGTCATGACTTTCTTATTGAAAATAAGTTGACAGAGAACATGAAGACGATTACACTCAAGGAAGTGGACTTGCGAGAACTACGGCTAAGGGCCATTGCTGAAGAAAGAGTTCCAGTGTTGCAGTTTGATCTTGCTGGTAAAAACTATGTAGTGCTTATTGAAGATGACTTTTTGGAGATGATCAATGAATAAAGCGCAGTTAGCAGAATGCATGCGACTTGCAGAGAACTACCACAAGAATCGTTTAGTAGACGTTCGCCGTGCTTTGTTCTACTACCGAGAGAAAATGGAACAAAATCTTCAAGTAATTAACATGAAAAAGAATAAAAAGTGGAGCATGCATGAGTGAGCGCAATGACTATCTAAAGTTGTTGACCATGAATGGTCGTGTTTTGCCCACAGTTGCTATACAGATTCTTAAAGATAGAGATGCTCGTGAGAGCACTAGAGACACTGCTCATATTCACCCAAGTGATCTAGCCAAGCGTGACTGGTGTCCTCGTGCCAACTGGTACACCATTAGAGAACAGCCTAAAGACGCTGAGACTTTCTCATTTCAACGTCTTAATGTGTTTGCTGAAGGTCACTACATTCACGCTAAGTGGCAAGACTGGCTAAACCATGCTGGAGTTCTAGAAGGTTGGTGGCAGTGCGCTAACACGATATGTAACCATAAATGGGAAGCAATTAGTCCTACATCTTGCCCAAGTTGTGGTATCCCTTATCCGCTATATCGGGAAGTGCCACTAAGCAATGAAGAGCACATGATTCTTGGGCATGCTGATGGCATTATCAATGATGCTAATGGTCGTGCGTTGATTGAGATTAAGTCAGTTGGTTTAGGAACAGTTAGGTTTGAAGCACCAGACTTGTTTAACTCATACCAAAAAGGTGACATCACTTTAGATGGACTGTGGAAGAAGATTCGCCAACCATTTCCTAGCCATATCAAACAAGGTTTGCTATACATGTACTGCACAGGTATTCATGAGATGGTGTACTTGTACGAATGGAAGCCTACGCAAGAAGTTAAAGAGTTTGTTGTAGGATTTACTCCCGAACTGGTTCAGCCAATGCTTGACAACTGCAAGCGTTTGATGACAGCATTACAAAAAGATATACCGCCAATGAGACCAATGTGGGCAGAGTCCTCATCCTCAACTGGTTGCAAGTTCTGTTCATACAAAAAGACATGTTGGAGGAGTGAAGATGACAATGATGACCCAGACACCAGAGATGGATTTGTTCCTACAAAACTTTCCGTTACCAAAAAAACCAAACGGTCTGTTACCTGAGTTACCTAGAAACATTGGGGACATTGGTGACTTTGATTTAATGGAGTTGTACACAGACTTCATGGCATGGTTAGTATTCGCCAAAGCACAACTTGTTCAAGCAGAGATTACCGAAGAGCGTGAGCGTAACATTTTGGAATATCTACAATCCAGCGTATTGATTGAGCAGTGGGGTGACAAAGCCAAAGGTGACTTGGTGACTGTGGCTAAAGCCAAGCGTGATGTTGACCCAAAGATTGTTGATCAGATTGAGATTCACATGCAGAAACGTGCTTACCGTAAGTTGGTAGACACAGTGTTTGATCGCTGTGAGCGTGGTGCTCAAGTTGTTTCTCGTGAGTTGTCACGCCGTATTGGGATGTCAGGCAAAGAAGTTCGCCAACATAGGTTTACCCCGTAATGAAAGTTCATTGCAACAAGTGCTCGTACACCGTAGAGCAAGATGACAAGAGGACCGTCGGCTGCCTTTGCGATAGCGATGCCCCCACATGGATCGGGATTACCCCACAAGGAAGATTACTTTATATGAGTCACGGTAGTTATGAGGTACTTAGTGGGGAATAAACATAAAGCCAAAGGCACTTCCTTTGAGACACTCTTAGTCAACTACCTCAAAGAGCAAGGATTCCCCCACGCACGGAGGACTGCCCTTGCTGGGGAAAATGACGCTGGAGATATTCATGGAGTAGTCCAACGCATTACTTTGGCAGAAGTTGCTATTCAAGCCAAGAACCAAAAGGCTTTTAAATTGAGTGAATGGCTTAATGACACAGTAAAGCAAGCCAGTAAACTCCATATGGGTGTACCCTTGCTTGTTGTAAAGCGCCCAGGCAAAGGAGCAGCAGCCGTTGGTGACTCTTACGCTGTAATGCGTCTAGAAGATATGCTCTTACTGTTGAAAGAAGCCCATTTCAAGTAGCATGGTATTATAGGGACATAGGTATACCAAACAACAAGGAGTCAATATGTCCCAGGAACTGAATGCTAAAGTTGAAGACGTTCTAAAAGTATCAGGATCAAGCAACCCTCAAAGCGTAGGTTCTATCCTCGCTAGGTCGGTAGTTGCAGGTCACTTGCCTAAGATTCGTGCCATCGGCGCAAGTGCTGTAAACCAAGGCGCTAAAGCATGCGCTATTGCTCGTGGTTTTGTCGCCCCTCGTGGTATAGACCTTTGTTTTATTGTTGGCTTTGATGATATTATAGGTGAGAACGGAGAGAGCATTTCCGCTATTTCCTTTAAACCAGTCGTGAGGTAAACAGTGGGACGCATTCGTAAAAACGCAACCATTACAGATATTAACGAGTACGCAGGCCGTAAAGCCTCTGCCCCTCGTGACGCTGCATACAAGGCTCATCCCGCAGGTGGTGCTCATTCGGATCGCCCATTTGATTGGGAACAAGATGCACCTGAACTTGCCCCAACAGAAGCCGACCCAACACCTCCACATGGCATTATGCGCCCATCTCGCCCTACAGGTAGAGGTAAAATAGTTGTAAGCATGCAACACAACCTTGGTTCAGACGCTTCGTCAATGATTGAAAATACACTTCGTAACGGAAAGTAATATTTGAGTTATGCCATTGACTCACCGATTAGACGATATTGACGGTCCTTACCTCAATACTAAGGAGTGGAAAGACAAGGGCGCTCGCACATCTACAGGTGGTGGTGGGAAACAACCGCCAAAGAAACCACCAACCAAAACAGGTGGTCTTCCAGATAAACCATTTGATTGGAATAGTGATGCTCAACCAATAGATCCAATGGATCCAAATAACAAGATGAGGTGGAAGTAATGGTCGTTATAAAGAAGAAAGTAAAGAAAGAAAAAGTTGTTAAGAAGGAAAAGCCACGCCCTATCACCGCAGTGGCTGGTTCTGCTGGTGGGTTTGTTACTACTGCTAATCAAGGTATGGCTGGAAACGTCTAATGGCTGGTGGTGGTAAGAAAAAGAAAGTTAGTTCTTACCTATCCAGATTACCTAATTACGAACGTACTAACTTTGATAAAAGCCTAGAAACTAATACCCCATATCAAACAAAGATATGGAATCGTGGGGATACTGTAAGTGTTAAAGCAATTGGGCATATAAGTCCAGAACAGTTTAAACAATCGTACAAACCAAACATATACCATACTGACTGGGACAAGTTGGACTTACACCCAGACTTTCAGACAAGTGTTGATTACCCCATAGATGATCTAGTTTCGTCAATGAAAGAACATGGTGTTGTAAAGCCTGTTATTGCTTTTCGCCAAAATGGTATGATTAGTGATGGTCATCACCGAGCATTTGCAGCAATAAAGGCTGGTGTGGACATTCCAGTTGTGCATTTTACAGAAGATTTCCCTACGATTAAAGGAAAGGATGACTAGTGGCTGGTTCTTCACAAACATCCTTTAATAACTGGAGTTCCCCTTCAGAGCCACCTGGCGCTGGATCACAGCCTCAGTTTGGTCCTGCCCCAGTATTCCGTAATAACAAGGATTACCAACTGGCTGGCTATCGTTCTATGCCAGACACAACGTATCCAGACGGATACCTTGGAACAATGTCTTCCAACCGTAGACAGGACAAAATTACAGGAACACTGAGCCGTTTAAATGCCCGTCAGTATTCTCGTGGTGTGCACAAGGGTGAGCGCATTAACGCAGGTGATTACATTTGGCCCGATGAGTTCAACCTTTGGACAGGCATTGCCTATGAGTCAAGGGGTCAGAAGTTTGCCCCTCCTGGAGCAGCCCCAGTTGTTTTGACTAACGATGGCAAAGTAGGACCTAAAGGTATTCCCCGTGTAGACGAGCGCCAGAATGCTGAATACATTGACGCTGAACGCCGTGCCAAACTTAGTTCTCTTCGCCCTTCTTGGCGTTGATTAACTGGTAAAGTATATACATCTCAATCCTTAGAGGAGCATACTGTGGCAGCGAAAGATCCAAATGAATTCAAGTGGAAGCCAGAGGCTACGGCTAAAACATATAAAGATGCCAAAAAAAGGTATTCTGCCAAAATGAACGATAAGGATAGAGCCAAACTAATGACAGATGTAGCGGCTGCTGGCGGTACCTACAAAGAGTTGTCTGATGAAGAAGTAGCAGCAAAAGAAAGTGATACTAAGCCACCAACCTCCAAGGAACTAGGAACCGTGCTAAAAGAAACTGGTAAGAAGCCTAAAGCAAAAGCAAAGCCTGCTGAAATGCCTAAAACAGAAATGAAGCCTAAAGCAAAAGGTGGTGCTTCAAAGGCTACGGAAAAACCTACAGAGCATTCAGACCCTATCGCTGCTGCTGCTGCAAAAGCAAGAACTAAAAAGTTAACTGAGGACCTTAACAAGCCTGAAGTTAGAACACCATTAACCAAGCCTACTGCTGCTCCTGCCACTACACAAGTTCCCCGTAGTGATAGTTCAGGCAACACTGTTGACTTGGGTAGGTTTAAGGGCACAAAGAAGATGGATGCTATTACTGATGCAGCAGAAAAAGAAAATCAAGACTATTTGAATTCTGATGAAGGAAAGCAAGTAGCCAAAGATTCTGCTGAAGCAAGATCATTGATGAAAGAATCTTCTACAGGGTTTACTCCAGGACCAGGTATGTCTGAAGCACAGGCTGCCGAAGGAAAGAGTAAAGCCGAAACAGCACCGATTGCCTTAGATGGTGGTGTAAATATTAGTAAAGGTCCAGAAACTGCATCAGTAGTTGATGACGATGGTGGTATGCCAAAAGGTAAAAAGTCTGGTGGTCCATACGTCTTGAACACAGATAAGACAGGTAAGGGAACACCAGTAACAGGTACAAAGAGCCAAGCAAAAGGTACAGCCGCTATGAATCGCATTCGTAGAGACCGTGACAGTGGCTTGCGTGGGTTTGACCCAACTACAGCACCTGAAGGTCGTGGTACACCTGGACCTGAATTCCGTGATTGGTCGGATGAAGACGCTGGAATCACTAAGTCAAGCCCAACTGCGAGCGCACCTGCTAAAGGTGGAATGGGTGCTCGCCTTCGTGGTTTCTTTGGTGGACATGATTCGGCTAAAGGATCACCTTTGCCAACTCCTTCAGCAGGACCAACTCCTTCTACACCAACGGCTGGACCTACACCTTCCACATCAACATCATCCCCAATGGCACCTAGTTTCTCACGGTCACAACACTTTCAAGGTGGGCATACCGTAAATCAACAAGGTATGGGTGGACAAAACTTTAATGCATTTAATGACAATGCAGGTGGTGCATCCCCAGCAAGTAGTGGTAGTGGTTCAATCAATAACAACTACGCCACTATCCAAGCAAACACTGGTGATGGCAACACTTATGGCAATGTTAAAGGCGCAACCATTAACAGTGGTCCGACAGTAGCCAGTACAGCAGGTAGGGCTACATCTGCAAATAAGAATGCAAATGTTCTTTCAACAGGTGGCCCAGCAACACAGACAAACCCAAGAGCACAAAATGCTACAGGTTCTGGTCGCCCAACCACATCTAAGAAAAAGAATCCACGAACGGAGAAGCCATAATGCCTAAAGGTGACGATACTCGTAACCATCCAAAGCGTGGAGTAAGTCGTTATGCGCTTGACATTGCAAATATGGCTGCAATGACTAGCCCTAGTTATGGCAAGGAAGACTATTGCCCACAGTGTGGAGCAAACGAATCACATGACCAGAATCCAGAAGCACCAGAACATTGGGGCAATGACAAAACATCCGATGCTGAAGGCGTACAAGGTATGGATTCAGGATTCAGCGAAACAGAAAAGAGTTACTAATGTCTAGAGGTGACGATACCCGACATCATTCAAACCGTAAGGTTACTAAAGAAGCACTAGGTAACAGGTACGCTGAAATCGGTGTTGGTTTTGGTGATGACCCTCGTGTTCAGAAAGCCATTGCCGAACAACAAGCAATGTGGGGTGGTATTGATGCTGCTGGTATTGCTGAAAATTATTCAGAAGCAGATGAGAATATGCATGAGCCAAACGATGATATTGGTTCGTATGACGGTCAAGACTACGATGATGGGGGTTACTAATGGCACACGATCATAGAATGAATCCAGTAGGCGAACCCTACCTCAACAAAGTGGCAAAGGTTGCAAAAGCACCAAAAGACCCAAGTTACACACCTCCAAAAGGTCGTTCTGATCTTCCACGTTTGTCAGGAGTACTTGCAGGGCATCTTAATAATGCCTTAGATGAGTACGAAGAGGGTGTACATTACGATGAATACGGAACAACAGAACCTGAGTACCATGCGGAACAAGACTTTCAGGCTAGTTACTCCATTGCATCACCTTTGCGTCAAAATGGTTTTGATCTTGATCGTGTTTCAGAAGGCGAAGCGCAAGACATGCTTAACCATTACCGCAAACAACGGGATAAAGGACAAGATCAACCGTTTTCTCGTGGAGATATTAAAGACGCATACCGTAACCGTTCAGAGTACTAGTGCCTGTAGATAATTTTCGCACTCGTAGACCTTGGCAATCTCGTGAAGAGATGCTGGTTGACATTGCCTTAGATTCTGCTATTTCCGATCCTGCGACTATTCGTAGTATTCGCCCTACAGTTCCTCAGCAACTGATGCCAGAGCGTAGAGGATTTACTAAGCAAGAACTTGGTGTAGCAGATGTGCTGTCAATTGACCGTTTTAGCCCTAACTACCGTTCATGGGTATCAGGCGCTCCAGTCATGCTTCAACGAGCACAAATGACAGATGACAAGTTCAGTGGCTCAGGGCGATATTCCATGCAAAGTCTTTGGGTATAATAGGTTATGCCTGAAAACAGATTTGGTGGAGTCAGCCAGCAGCCGTTGTATAACGCTACGGGAAGAATTAATCGTGGAGAAGCGCCCCAAGCACCACAATTTCAATCAATGAATGCTGGTGCACAGAAGAACTTTGGTGCTGGTGATATGCCAAACAACGCCGCAGGTACACAAGGTGGATTTGGCGCAAACTTGATGCAAAGTGCATACTATGGTAGTAGCCCAATTAACCTTTATGGAGGCAACCGTGGTGGTGGTGGGCGGCGAGGCAGGCGTGGTTCTGGTGGTGCTGAAAACGATGGTGGAAATATTGATAACAGCATTACTATTGGCGATTTTACGGGGTTTGGTGCCAATTCTGGGATGAAAGTAAATCAACAAGGTATGGGTGGACAAAACCTTAATGCTTACAACCCCAACAGTAACGAACCCGCAACTCAAGGACAATCCGCAACTCAAGGACAACAAAGCACAAAACCTAAAAGGGTAGTTACACCTGAGCAACAAGCGGCTAGAAAAACTAGAGACCAGCAAAACAGATCGGGTGCACGAACCCCAGTTGCTCGTGGACCAAGGCAGAAGCCTGCTGTAGCAGGTGCTGCAACTTATAGTGGCAATACTAGCGCCCCTACCATTCAAGCAAACAATACAGATGCTCGCTCGTCATCACAGACCATTAACGCTGGAGCAAGCACACCTTCAGCAACACAGCAAGGTGCTGGTCCAGGTCAGCCAGGTGCACCAGCGATTTCATTTGGCTCAGTTACTGGAGCATCTCTTGGCAAGCCTGCTAAGATTGGTCCAACTAAAGTTGGAAAGAAGTAAATCATGGAAAATTGGAATCATACATACTTAGGTTTAGGTATTGGTCATGGTCATACTGATGATGGTATGACAGGGGTTGTAACTAAAGAAGGCAAGCATTTCCATACTTTCCGTGGAGAAACTGCCCATACAGACGCATGGCGTATGGCAAATGATATGCACGGAAAAGCCCGCAGAGCACTTCCAGACAACATGGTTGATTCTGGTGGTAAGCACATTTATGATGATGTACAACATCAAGGTTCGTGGTATCGCCGACTTACTGGCGATGAAAACTATTCCCATATGGGCGAGTAAGGTGGTAAACTAGATCATGGCTGTAAACTCATCTCGTTCCCAAAATGATGACCTTCGTCAAGGTATTACTGATGGATCATTTAAGAGTCTTACCCCAAGTCGTGGTGGTGTGGTGGAGACTGGTCCTTCCATTAAGCGTCAAATGGTGCTTCAATCACAGTATGGCGTTTCCCCAAAAAGCCCTATGGCTGAGGTTTCTGACCCAACAATAAGTCTGTAATGCCTGACGCAAAAATCTATAGTTTTGAGAAGGCTCAAAAGGCAAAGGCTAGGCGTTTGGCAATGCGTGGCGAGCAACAGCAATTTCACCCTAGTCAAAGTGGTGGTCTATTTCAGTCAGCAAAAGAGTTTTTAGACCAAGAATTGCAAAAAAGGGGTATGACTGGTGGCGAGGACGAAGAAAACGAGTAGACTACCAAGGTAGTAAGTTCACAAGAAAGTAGTACAACATGCCAAGACTATTAGTTTGTAATTCATGCGGGACAATGCACAAAATGCGGGACTATGACGGTAACGCAGATAACGACATGGAGTTGCAAGAAATTATTAAAATGCATCTTGGTCGTGCCCAAGATCCATCACCTGAATCACACATGTCTCAGATATACAGATGCGATCAAGCAACATATGATGCATTAGACGGTGAGACAGGCATCAAAAAAGAATTGATGAAGAATGAGATTGAGGTTCGTGAAGTTCGTGATGACCTCAAAGTAGAAGCACTTAAGTGTTTCCAGCGACATGGTGCACCTAAAGGTAGTTGCATTGATTGGGAAGATGAATCTAAAACCATTGGTCGTAAGGTTGGTGTTCCAAAAGCCAATCGGCAGTACCTTTGTCATTATTGCCCAGTAGGTTCAGGGTATGTTGCTCACAAGGAGCGTACACAGATGGGCATGTACGACTAGTGCTCGTAGTCACCTTTGACGTTTTAGCCTACGCACCAACTGATAAGGCAATGGTTCCAGGCGCAAGACAACCAATACCTGATGGTCAAAAACTGTATGAAGCCTTGTATGCAAGGTATCACGGAAGAATGATTATTCTTGGTGGCAGTGACATTGACCCTGACATGCTAAATGCTTGGGCTAAACGAGAAGGTTATAAGTTTGCACTTGCAGACACGATCAAAGGAAAAGGACCAACAGCCTTTCGTGACCGTGTTCGTGACTTAAACGCAGTTTACGGAAAGATTGATTGGTTTGTAGATACCAATCCTGAAACTGTCACGCTTGTAATGCAAGATGCCGTTCCTAGTATTTTAGTCTGCTTACCTAACTTTGTTCGTCCAGAATGGCGAGATAATAAGCCCAAAGAGCGCCAGATATGGAGTGATTTGGCACATGAAATTGATGTACAGTCTCTCTACAAAGATGTAGGAGTTTCTGAATGAAAGTCTATTTTGCCAATGCTGAAAAGGCATCCCACAGGTCATTGCTTCAAGCATCGGGTGTCACGCAGTATGCCGTTAATCTTACCCATTTGCCAATTCCTAAGAAAAAGGAACTTGATTTATCTGTAATGTTCCCTGCTGGGGAGATTGTCTTGTACACCTCAGAGACTGATGAGGATGTCAGTCGTTATGACGATTTTGTCAGACAACACTATGAAAACATTGCAATGGTCATAGGAAGACCCGATTATGACGGTACTTGGCTAGGTGAGCGCTACATTCCTGTATGGAATGACCCAGACGATATGGAACGACTTGCGTGGTTATGCCAGAAAAACGGCAGAGCAGCAATCAGTGATAAAGCAGTCAATGGCAAGACAATATCCCGCATTAGAAACCTAATTCAGAGATGGGATGCCAAATTGATTGGGTTGTCGTCCAAGCCCGATGTGATTGCTTCACTGCCTTGGGATTCAGTAATCGTGGGTTCTTGGACATCTGCCGTTCGCTATGGTGAGACTCAGGTTTGGGATGGGCATGGACTACGCCGATACCCAGCCCAGCAAAAGGATTCTGCCCGAAAGAAGCACCGAAACGACATCATCAAACTAGGTATTGACTATGATGCCATTGTTCAGGATGATAACTCTGAAGTAGCAAGACTTGCAATCGTGTCTTGGCAGGCGTGGGAAAAGACAACTTTTGGGGTCTATGAGCCTCAAGAATTGGATGATGAGCAAGAAATTGGTCTATCAGAAAATGTGCAAGATAGCAACTATCTTGACATTTCACCTTCCGTTCCAAATGTGGCTCCTAGGGGGTCAAGTATTACTATCCGAGGTGCTGAGATGCGGCACGAGGATGACAAAGTATTACTACCTGTCATTGGTATTGAACAATTCACTCCACAACTTGCTCAAACCCTTGCTGGTGATGAAGAATCTGAAGAATTAGGCGTTGAAAAGATACCAGTAATTTCCTATAAAGGCAACCTTTTACGCCAATGCAATAGTTGCTATCTTAGCGCTCGTTGCCCTGCTTTCCGACAAGATTCTGAGTGTGGCTTTAAGTTACCTGTAGAGATTAAAACTAAGGATCAATTACAAGCCGCATTGAGGGCAATGTTGGAGATGCAGGTGAGTCGTGTTTTGTTCGCTCGCTTTGCTGAGGAACTAGAAGGACAAGGTCTTGACCCAGCACTTTCAGGTGAAGTAGACAGACTCTTTAACCTTGTTGAGAAGTTTAGGAACATAAGTGATACACGGGATATGGTTCGCTTAGAAGTAGAGGCTAGGGGCAGTAGTGGGGTACTTAGTCGTTTGTTTGGTCAGAGTGCTGGAGATGTCACTAGGCAGTTGTCAAGTGGGGGATTAAACGCCCATCAGACCAATACCATGTACCAAGATGTCCTAGACCTATCGGACGATGCTTGACAAGACCATTCAAAGGATGTACGCTGGTATATAACCTATGAAATGAGGTTTTATGGATACATTTGAGTTTGCAGTAATTCAAGATCTTCAAGTCTCTCTCGCTAGAGCGTATGACGATAAGCAGGCACTCCGTCAATTAGTTGACGCATTTACTACAAAATTGGCTAATGCTGAAAACATCATTAAAGCCGCAAATAGTTATTGCCAAGCCTTAGAGAATGAAGACGAGAATCCTGATGACGTTTTAGGTGTCTTGCACCAAGCCGTGTACCACTGGAATACCACTACTAAATAGTTGTAGTAGGGTTGGATAAATTAGTCCAACATCAGGAGTACAACATGAGATTTATAGTGCTATTTGCCCTTGCTTGCTTTTACTTCCTTACACGATCTAGTATGAACAGATACTAATTGTGAAAGGTTTTCATTTGCGTAACTATTCGGAAGACATACTTGTTGAGGGAGCAAATAAGGAGTTCCTAAGAACTCTTGCTCACCTGGTTTTACCCCATGTGTATATTGCAGGACCATATGTACATGAAGACTTTGAGGAAAACTGTAACGATGCTATAGACATAGCAGAAGAATTGTACACATCGGGAATCTGCCTTCCAGTTATTCCACTCCTCACTTACAAATGGCATGACCGACATCAACACAGTACAGAGTTTTGGAATGAATACTGTTTCCAGATCTTGAAGCGTTGTGACGCTGTTCTGGTGCATGATTCTGAAAGTTCGCTCGGAACTGTTGATGAAGTAACTGAAGCAGAGCGCTTGGGAATCCCAGTCTTTTATATGCTTGACGATCTTAATGCTTGGGTAGAAACAGGAGATAGTGAATGACTCAATACGGCAATCCAATGTTCTTTCAGATACTAGATGAACTACGAGAACTACATAGTAAAAAGGGAAAAGATTATGGCACTGCTGAAGACCCTCTTGCAAATGTTCGTGCATCTGCTGATTGGGGTGTTGCTAGTTGGATTGGGACTCTCATTAGGGCAAATGATAAAGTAATCCGATTGCAGAGTGCTGCTAAAGGTAGCAAACTAGTAAACGAAGGCATAGAAGATTCCCTAATAGATCTTGCGTCATACGCAATTATCGCTCTTGCGCTATATCGTGAAACCAATTCATGAAGACCACTCCCGAATGGATGAGCGATTCACTGTGCAAAAACCTTGCAGGAGATATATGGTTTCCACCTTTTGAGGCTACAAACCCTGAGCAATATTACGCTATTGCTAAAACTATCTGTAATGTCTGCCCAGTTTGGAAAGAATGTCTAGACATAGGTATTAAAGAAACTTACGGAGTGTGGGGTGGGCTTTCACCACAAGATAGAACTCCACTTCAGAAATCTGCTCGTGTATCTAATCTTGCACTGCATGGCACAGTAGTCCGATACCGACAAGGTTGTGGATGCACATTGTGCGAAGATGCTCATGCAAATAGAAATAAATATATAAATATTAATGTAATACCCAATAGCAGTAACGATCTTGGCGATCTAAAAATTATGGTTCAGAGGTTGCTAGGGGACTAATTTAGGGTAAACTGGAAGTGTTCCCAATAGGAGCAACCGCCCCAGCAATGGGGCTTTTTTATTACCCGAACAAAGGATGATGAATGATCAAACTTACGGCGATACTTAGTGCCCTACTCGCAAATCTTGGAATAGCAACCGTACTATCAGTAGCACCATCAGTTTCCTCAAACGAAAAACCCAAAGTAAAAGTAATTACCCCGATTGTGGATCAAAGAGACACAGTTGCCCCCATTGCGTTCCGTCATGGGGATATTAGTTGGCTTCCAAAACTGGCTTCCGAAGCAGGATGGCCCCCCCACACATGGAAAAAACTGGGTCAGATTATTCTCCGAGAATCAGGTGGATGTCCTAACCGAAAAGGTGGAGACATCGTGGATAAACATTGTAATGTCACTGGTGTAGCCGAACGGACACACCGTTCAGATAGTGGGCTTCTCCAAATTAATGGTGTCCACTGGAAACCCGACCACAAATATTATGCAGGCTTGGTTTGCAAGCAAATGAAGATCTGTAAGCAAAAACCATTGCTGGACGCAAAGACTAATTTGATTGCTGGCAAATTGTTGTGGGATGTGGCAGGATGGGATCCTTGGACTCCACAAAAGTAAGGACTAGATAATGTCTTCTAAAACCGATTACTCCTGCCCACATTGCTCAGAGCAACTAACAGTCTTTCTGAGGCTGTCTGATAGCCCTACGCATCACTGTGCCACAAAGAATAAAACGCTCCCGTTATACACGCACTCGGAAATAAAGAATCTTCAAGAATAGGGTTGTCAAAAGCGTTCTGACCCACTAATGTGTGCTTCTACCAAAGGAGCAACATATGTCGTATGAGAACATCAGACCTCTCGCAGATACTTGGGTAAACCAAGTTGTTAGCGAAGGAACACTCCGTAATGAGGATTTGGCAAAAGCCTTTCTTTCAGTAATTGGAGAGCATGATCACAAGATTAAAGATGCAATTTTAGAAGAATGGGAAGATGTGTTGTTCAACATCATCAATCCAAAATCGGATCGGGATTACGAGCAGGAATCATTTCTTCTTGAGCACTTGGTTAATGTGCTTGATGCAATCGCTCCCGAAGGGTGCAGTTTTGGAACATCAGATTCAGATGGAGCGTTATTCGGATTTTGGCAAGTAGAGGAAGCACAATGATTGACTACTACAAAAGTATTCCTAAAGAACACCAAGACTTTGTAGAAGTTCCTGCTGATCAAAGTGCAGTAGGAAAATACACATTTAGGATTATCTCCGAGATGGAACACAGTCGTGGCGTAAGTTGGGTCGGTAAAATTGCTCAAGCAAAAACAAAAGTAGTCGTTTGCAAAGTAGAGAACACAGGCACTGGTGGTTGTAACAATTACTCACCAAGTGATGATGCGCTGTACGCCCAATTTGTGAAAGACGCACAAAAGACCTACCCCGATTCCTTTGAGGCAGAGGACTCTTTTGTCCAGTTACTGGATGTATTGAGTATGGTGACTGCATGAGTGAAACTCTCGTAGAAGGTACAAACAATTTCAAGGAAGTCCTGCGTGAAGATCCCAAATGGATGAAGCGTGGTGCTTGCTACGGAACTAGCGTCAATAACTTTTTTATTGAGCGTGGTGACAGTGGTGAGTACCGTGAAGTGATTGCAAACTTCTGTAATGTCTGCGTTGTAAAGACCAGTTGCTTGAATTATGCCATTGACAATTATGTGTCGGGCATTTGGGGTGGCACTACAGATCGTGGAAGACAGAAGATTCGGAGAGAACAACGCAAATGACTATTGTTCACACGATGGGTTGGGAAGACCCAGTAACTAAAAATAAGTACGACATCACTATTGGATTAAAGAGAATGGTAGATCATCTTGTATTTAGCACCGTCTTGATTGAGTCATTGGATGGCACACCAATCACTGTGGAAACTTATCGCAGAGTTCCTATTGTGCAGTTTGTGCAAGTGGCACGAGAACGAGTGCTTACTAAGCCAACACTTACCACTGAGCACTCAGGAGCACATCGTGGTTCTGCACTGTCAGAAGATGTGTTACGAGAAGTTGCCCGAATCTACAAAGAGTCCTGCAACTACGGAATCCCACCGATACCAAGTATTGCTAAAGCGTTCAACATCTCTAAGAGCACATCAGCCAAGAGAGTGATGAGTGCAAGAGAGCATGGATTCTTGAATAAAGCCGTTCGTGGTAAGGCTGGCGAGAAATTAAAATAAAAAGGTTGTAATGGTCATCAGTTGCCAGTACCATTCCAACCACTAACCAAACAAAGGAGCAAGTCATGGGATTAGATCAGTACCTGAGAGCAAAGAAATACACATCGGAAAGTGGTCTTTACAACACCGAAGAAGAGTTCAGCCAACTTAAAGATGCACTTGGTGATGCTTCCAAGTTTCTTTGGAAGAACCATCCAAGCATTTCAGTTGAGATGTCAGTTGGGCAATGGCGCAAGTCAAACCACATTCACCAATACTTTGTAGACAACTGTCAGGGTGGCGAAGATGACTGCCGTGAGAGTTTTGTGGACAGAGACAAACTTGGAGAACTGCTTTATTTGTGCAAGCAAGTTATTGCTGATCACTCAAAAGCAGATGAGTTGCTTCCCTGCCAAGCAGGTTTCTTCTTTGGCTCAACAGATTATGACGAGTGGTACTTCCAAGACCTTGCCGACACTGTTGATATTTTGGAGACTTGTCTTGCAATGGAAGATTGCTGGGATTTCTACTACCAGTCATCTTGGTAGGAACTAATCATGACCGACAACACAGACTTGAGCCAACGCTCCTACAGTTGGGGCGAAATGGCAGACTTAACACATGAAACACAAGTAGCAATATTCAACTGGTGTTCATGCGAAGACAATGAAGGTAATGAGAATCCATACTCAGATTGTCCAGTAAAGGAGAAAGCATGAAAGTGTCACAAGCGATTGAAATGTTGCAAACATACAAACCTAACGAAGAGATTTGCATCTCATGGTGGTGCAAAGACTTGTTCACTGATGGTGATGACAATCCAATTTCAGATGAAGCATGGGAAAACGCTGTCGGAGAGTTTGACAATGAAGAGGGATACCAACACATCAACAGCAATGTATGGGAATTGCTCCATGATTCCATTCTCGGCATTGAGTCAGGAACATCAGCATGATCACATATTATTGTAATGTCACCGTTCCAGCAACATTCAGAATCCTTATTGAGAGCGTCATTGAACTTAGTGAGGACGCAGTAAACCAACTTGCAATGACCGAGTTTGTAGAACGGCAAGGATGGGAAGGAAGTGTTTGGGATTACGATGCTTCTAAGTTGCGCTCAGTGCTCGTGGATGAATATGAGGTTGCACAATGATTGATCCAGTTGATGAGTGGTCAGAGAAATACAAGCCAGTAACAAACCACATCACCAAAGATTCAAGTTGGAATGGAACTCTGTTTGAGACTTATTCTCCCGACATTGATTATGTTGTCGCAGTTGCTAACTCTGATCCAGATAAAGTCTGGACATGGGTAGATGGTGATGATGGAACATACATTGTCAATGGATATCAAATGGTAAATCGGATCGGATATTTCATCACAGAGTTGCCATTTGAGAATGACCCTGAGTATGATCCGTTTGTAGAAATTGAAGTGGACAAGTACGAAGATTTAACTGACTGGCAAGAAGAAAACTATGTGGACTCGGTTTACCGTTCTATCTAAAGGAGACAGCAAAATGAACAAGAATAAACTCAATGAGGCAATCGGGGCAGATATGTCTGCGTTGTGGTTGTTTGCTCAAGGTTACTTAGGGGCATTAACTAATAACAATGAACGCTTTTATTCGGATCACGATGAGTGGTACTACCCTGACAAAACATTAAAGCGATACGCACTCAACTTCTACATTTATGGCACGAAGCATTTGACTGCCGTTGCCTACCCAGTTGATCCTGACAACAACGACATTCTCACTGACATGGGATTTGAGTTGGGCAAAGTCAGAGTAAAACTTTACAAGGACGAGGATTAACCGACGATGAAATCAACTGGAGACATTAACTTCACAAATAACTCTGTAATGTCCTTGCCAATGGTCATTTGGAATGTTGCTCCTAACCTTGATCAAACTGGGGCAGAGTGGTATGTCGGCTTAGAGAACAAAACTGTTGCATATGCCTACACAATGTTTCATAGTTGTGTAGTCCGAGTGGCAGGAAAACTTAGGATTGAGATTATTGGTAAGTATCCTGCTCGCAATGAATTGGTTAATGAAACTGAATTGTGGCAGTGGGGTATTACTACTGACGCTCAGTTAGATGAGTTGGTATTAGAAAAGAAGAAGTTCAAGTATCTTGAAAATCCATTCTTTGAGGTAGTTGATCCAATGAATGAAAACTTTGTAATGGGTGCGTCACATAATATATTTACTGCCGTACAGACTGCAATCACACTTTTAGGCGAGGCGAGATAATGACTACAAATGAAATGACTTACGAAGAGTTTATTGCGAAGGTAGCAAGCAACTATGAGAAGTTGGGGGAAGAGTGGAGATACGGTCAAACATTCTTCAACACACTTTCTTCTCTCCGACCTGATCTTGCAGAAACTATTCGTGGCTCGTTGCACGATCCGTATCACAAAGAAATCATCAGTGAAGAAACACATAGATTTTTAAGTGCTCGCTGGTAATTCTTAAAGTTTGATCCACATCACTAGATGGTGTGGATGCAAAGCACAAACCTACTTTGGTTGGTAGGCATAGCCCCACACCTATTTATCCTTTCAGGGTGTGGGGCTTTTGTGTTCCTAAATAAAGTTTGGAAAAAGGTTGCAATGTCCGTTCCAATGTGATTAACTGAGATTATGACAAACAAACCACCACAACAACCTGAAGGACATGAATCAAAATGCCCATGCACTGATTGCAACGCATGGGCTTACGCATTACTTGATTGGGAAGAAGCCAATGAAATCTCTTGAGGAAAACTTTCCTAATACTCCATTGATCGCTCTTGTGCAATCAGATAGACATGATCGGTACTTTGGAGCATTTGCAAATGGTGCTGAGGCACAAGCGTGGTTTGACGAGCAACCAAATAATGTTGCTGTTCAATTCATTCCATTGCGCTCACCACACATTGTTCGCACATACGATGACTTTTACAATCCTGCAAAGGACTATGATGAAGCAGAGTTCAATCACCAACAACCAACAGCAAAGGAAAAACCTGTAATGTCTGAACACAAAACAGCACTTGGAGCGCACTGCATCATTCAGTGGTACGACTCAGGAATTATGGAAGAGCAATATATTTCATTTGGAGAATACGACTCCGAAATCAGTGAAGACTTTGATTCACTCGGACAGCGAGATGACAAGATCTTCTTCTACTGCGAAGGTGGCGAAGATCAATTGAAAGGTTTGATGGATCTGTATATGTCCACAAGCCATGAAGACTTTGTTGTCAAATCATATGGGTTGGAATACACATATGAAACGATTATCAAATGGGGTACAAAATGATCAATCATCGTGGTGGTACTCATCAACTCATTGTTCGGATGTCTTCTGACTGCCAGCCAGCAGATTCACCACACATCAAAGCCTTGATTGGATCACTTGTAGATATTCATACTTACACAAATGATTTCTATTCATGTTTTGTTGAATCAATTATGCAATCTGATACAGACTCAAATGAAGACCTCATTGTAGTTACCACTGATTACGAGATGGATGAGCATCTTGAAGGTGTCACTATTCCATTCAAGAACATTGAACAAATCACTTACCTTTAGGAGAACTCATGAAAACATACATTGCTACAGCAACTTGGAAAGTAAAGCGAGCCAACACTCAAATGTCTCGCCATGTCTTGGTTGAGTCCGAAGATACTGACGGTGCAAAACTGGCTGGGAAATTGGCTCTGTCATCATTCATTTCACGCAATAAGGCTGTAATGTCCATTGAAGAGGTCGCATCATGACTTACTACATCGTAAGAGTTTCCCAAAATATTGAGCACTCATTCTTGGTTGAAGCAACATCCAAAGATGAAGCAATGGATAATTGGGGCAAACGAGGGCAACCAACATTCTGTGATGATGCAGGTTTTGATGTTGCGTGGGATGCAGAAGAAATGTCTGACAGTGATGCACAAGATTGGATTACAAAATACTTACACGAACTGGAGATTGCAAATGAGAGGTAATTACAGATTTCCATTACGGATCATTCCAAAGAGATTGATTGATTGGTTGATGCAATGTGAAGTGCTTGGTTACTACACCGATGCTGATGCAGGAGCATTGGAAGACAGGTGGGTGTGTAATGATTGCGCTTACACACTTGAGTCATTTGACAAAGATTCAACCTTTGAGATGGACACAGATATGTTCCCCGATGGGATTACTTGTGACGAGTGCTTTGATACATACCTGCCACGCTTCTACACACTCAAATGTTTGCTCGGACTGGCTGGTGCAGTATGACAACACTGCTAGTTACTTCACTCATTTTAACTATTTTCTTTTTTTGGATTATGTGGGAGTAATTGTCCAAATAAGTCTGTAATGTATTTAGTCCAAACCAAACAAAGGAGCAAGTAATGACATCCGAAACCTATTCCGAAAACTACGACAAAGTGTTCAAGCAGTTTGTGAACGAAGTGCTGGGCAGTCCAAGAACAGATCTTGTTGTGAAATCAGATCCAAGAAATAACGAATTGAAAATCGGCACGATTCTTCACAACGGCGCAGTAGTGATTGCTTGCACCAAAAAAACAAATCGTGTTGTTGGTGACACACTCGCATCGTGGATTACAATTTGCATGAAAGATGCAAATGATCGTGATCCATACGCAGTGTGGGCAGTTGTTGCAGGAGAGAAAGATTTCTCTGCTAGCACTGGCGATTACTCAAACAACATCATTGATGCAGTAGACGATTACACACGCAGAGGGGGGAAATAATGAGCACTCAAACAAACAAAGTAGTTGTTGATGTAGACAGTGGAACATTCATTCACATTGAACAACTGGTTCTTGTTGATCTCAATGAATTGACTGAGGAACAACAACAAGCATTTTATGAAGGTGCTGATTCTGAGATCTCTGAGATTGCTGATGACGAAGGAAAATCTGTAATGTCCATTCTCAAAGGATGTGGTTACGGCGATCTGAACTATCTCAACTGCATTGCATTTAGCCCCAACGCAATCAGGGATGAAATCCACTCCAACATTGAGATGTACGCAGACTCATACGAGACTCAGGAAATCCTGCTCAATCTCAGCACCGAGAAACTCCAGTCATTTGCCGACTCCGTAAACAGCGATTGGATGTGGGATCGGTTTGTTGATGAAATGAGAGTCAATGTTGCTAGAGTGTTGAATGAAGCAAGTTAGTCAGTAACTAAACCAACCAACGAAAGGTAAGAACAGAATGTTAAAAACAGATGAGCCAAAGTATCCAAACATCAACATTGATTTAGTCGGTGAAGATGGTAATGCGTACTCCATCATTGGAAGATGCACTCTTGCACTTAGGAGAAACGGACTGAGTGATCAGGTTGCCGCATTTCGTTCCGAAGTAACATCAGGTGATTACAACAATGTTCTCATGACAGTGATGTCATGGTTCTCAGTTGATACAGATGATGAAGATGACAGCGAAGGTGATTGCTCAATGTGCGAAGAGTCGCTTGAGTATTGTGAGTGTGAAGATTAAAACTCTGTAATGTATTGTCAAAGCAATTCCAAAGTTAGATCCGAAAAAACCAAACCAAAGGAGCAAGTAATGAGCACAGCAATGGAAACTCTGAAATACTTGAACAACTTAAGTATGTTCGGAAAACAAAAGTTAGAAGACGAGAAATCAATGTTCTACTCAGTCAGTGGAGAATCAACGACACTCATCATGCAACATGGTGACATCTACGAGATGCTGGAAAATCCAGTTGCATCAGCAATCGCAATCGCATCAGACAGCGTGGTTGTCTCAACTTGTGGTTGGGCTTGTCCAAACAACGCTGGAGAACAAATGATTCCACCATCAATGCACCCTGAGCGCAGGAGAGTGTCATTGCTTGTGTGTGCCAATGCAAACGAAACTGCGAGTGTTATTCGCTTCTCTGATGACTGGGAGAATCCAGTTTATGATGAAGACCAAGCAGTGGGTTCACTTGCAGATGCAGTCAAGATGTTGTTTGCATAAAAACTCTGTAATGTCCTGAGTTCATCAAAAGACAAGCATCAGATCCCCAGTCCAAGTGGCTGGGGATCTTTTGCTATATGGCTCAAATCTTTATTATTTGAGTGAGTTGCGATAACGGGATTGCCATGTATATGATGTTCTTCTACAACCAAAAGACCTACGGGTCGGAAAGAATAAAGGTAACAATCATGAGCGCAGAGACAAGCAAGTGGCTCAACACAATGACCTTGATCGGCAATGTGTTGAAGCGTGGCAAGGCATGGCATTGGCGAGCAGAAGATCAGGGCGATGAGCCAAACTCTTACGATGGATTCATTCCAGTGGAAGATGTTCGGCGCAGACTGTTCAACTTTGAGGCAGTGTCTCGTCCAGTGTTCCAACAGACCGAAGAAGGAACATTCCGTCAGATTGAAAACACACAAGCAATCGTTCACGGAAAAGATGGCAATGTGTTCGGCGTGGTGTCGGATCGTTATCAGATCCACCAGTACGGCGAAGTGTTGTTGGACAACTTGAATCAAATCATTGACTCATCAGAACTCGGAATTGACTCAGCAGGACTTCTCACCAAGTCGGCTCGTGGTTGGGTTCAGATCTCAGTTCCTGATTCAGTGACATCATCAGCAGGGTTTGAGTTTCGCCCAACACTTCTCGCAACAACATCGCATGATGGAAAGAATCAAACCATCATCAAGCGTGTGATGCAGGCAGTGGTTTGCGACAACACACTTGCAATGGCACTTGGCGAGCAGGGTCAGCAGATCAAGTTCCGTCACAGTGGAAACTCAATGGGCGATCTCACATCGGTTCGCAATGCTTTGGACATCGTGTTCAAGACATCGGACGATATGTTGCAAGCACTTGAGAAGTTGAGTGCATGGGCAGTCACTGACAACCAGTTCACAAAATTGGTGGAAGATCTCTTCCCAATCAACTTGGCAGAAATCATCACGACTGATGAGGCTGGCAAGATGATCACAGTGAAGACATCAACACCTGACACTCGCTCTGCTGGCAAGCAGAATCCGAAGCGTGATCTGTTGCACAGTCTTTGGGAAAACGATCCGAGAGTAGCACCTTGGCGAAACACTGCGCTCGGAATCGTCCAAGCCACGACCACCTTCCACCAGCACTTCAGTGGTGGCGATAAGAATCGCTACAACAGGAACTACTCAAGGCTCTTGAGCAATCAGCAAGCCGACTACGACAAGATGGTGTTGGAAAGGCTCACCGAAGTCTGCGCCTGACCCCCATCAGAGCAAGTAGAAGAGCCTCAGCCGAAAGGCTGGGGCTTTTCTGTATCTAAAAGTATGTAATGTCCTTGCAAAGCCATTCCGAAGTGATAACTTGAAGTCATCAACCAACCGAAAGGAAATGAAATGAAAATCAAAATGTGTCCTATTTGCTCCGAGCCAATTCCAAATCGGCTTCATGCTGGAGAATATTGTGGAGCACTTTCACGCCGAGACAACAAGACTGAGATCTGCTCCGAGTGTGGAGTGATGGAAGCGATTGAAGACTTCAACAGCAGATCACCATTTGTTGATGAACTTGTCAAAGGTGTTTTGCTCTCCGAGTTCGCTGGTGAAGGTGGCTGGAAAGATGTCGGCATTGATCTTGGTTACGCAGAGAACTGGCATCCAATTAGTTTCACAGAATGTTTCATGGAAGTGGAACAGTACGACATGAGTCTTTCAACAGTTGATCGTGTTGCCAAAGATGGAATCTTTACACGCTTGTCACGCCGTGACATTGTGAATGGTGTGAAGTGGACAGCGATTGCAGACGGACAAGTTCGCAGAGCATGGCGTGACGGTGTGAAGTATGGTCAATATTTCTTCACTGCTGAAATGGGAAGTGCAATCATGGAGATGGCAGTCAAAATGGCAACAGCATCTGATGATGATGGTGACACTCGTGGTGCTGAATTGAGTGCTCTGCACGAATACGAGGATGAGCGTTTTCACAAGGCAGATTCTGATCACTACTAAGAAAAGTCTGTAATGTTCTCAATGATCCCTCAGCCCCATGATCGGGGGTTGGGGGATCATTGTTATTTACGCCCCAAATTGAGTAGTTGTAATCCCATTGCCATCGGACATATGCTGATGTCAATCAACCAAACCAAAGGACGGTAGTCATGTCAGAAAATCCAATGTCAGAGAAGCAGTTGAACTTTGCAGTGAATCTTGTAATTGAGCGAGCAGGTTTGTTGGGCATTGATCCAACACCGACATCGGCAAGCGAGTTCATCTTTGCGAAGCAAGCCAACTACACATCGGCTGACGCATCACAGTTGATCAATATGCTTCTCGCAGTCAAAGTCACCAAGCAAGCCGATCCGAAAACTGAATCTGCTCTCAACACTGCTGGCATCGTAAATCCATTGCGAGTAATTCCAAATCGTTTTGCAAAGCCATGTCAAGTTTGTGGACACGATGTCGCTTCATCAACTGGCTTGGCTTGCCAACTCAGCAACTCAAAGTGGGTCACAATTCATCAAGATGGAATGTGCAGTGATGAAGTCAAAGATGGATCACAACTGCACCGACACATGGAAGCGTTCGTGAATGATGCTGTTGCTGAGTGGTCAGTGATTGATGAGAGCAGTGAGTATTACTTCGCACTCACATCGCACACTGGCAACAATGATCTTGACTTCTACGGTCTTGTCAAATCACATCGTAAGAGTGGGGCAGTTTGGGTACTCAAGCGAGTAGTTGGTGGTTCATTGAGCGACAGTGACCTCACTGGCAACTCACCTGTCATGTCACTCACTGAAGCCAAGCGTGTGATCACCACTGTGGGCGATTTCAATCACGATGAGTGGAAGTCTGCACAGATGCTCTTCGCCAGCAATCTTGGCAGGTGCTTCTGCTGTGGCAGGACATTGACCGATGACCACAGCCGTGAGGTGGGCATGGGGAGCGTCTGCGAAGCCAAATACGGTGGTGGCAGTCAGGATGCACTGGATCTCTTCTAAGCCCAGCCAGCCCCATCCACGAGCCACTGGTGCATCCCCCCCGATGCGCTGGTGGCTCTTTTATTTGCCCAAATAAAAGTCTGTAATGTCCTGCCAAAGCCATTCCAAATGGATACCATTGACCCATGCAATTCAACCAACCGAAGGGAACAGATATGACACAGTCAGCACTCACAAATCTCATTCAGCACATGAACAATGTACCGATTGAAAAAACATCGTTGTCAATGCCACCGATGGCAGAACCATTAATGCCCCACCAAATCACTGGAGCAGAGTTCGCATTGAAGGAACGAACAGTGTTGATCGCTGATGAGCAAGGTGTCGGTAAGACAGCCACTGCGATTGCAATCGCAACAGCATCAGTGATCGCTGGCATGACACCAGTGCTCGTGATCGTGCCAGCCACGACACGATTGAACTGGAAGAGTGAGTTCGCGAAGTTCTCGCCATCAGTGAGCATCGCAACGATCCTCGGCACGAATCCAACCAAGCACAAGATCACTGCATTGCCTGAAGCAGATGTGTTGATCATTGGCGAAGCATCAGTGCATGGCTGGAAAGAATTGTTGAAGAACAATATTGCTGGAATCATCATTGATGAATGTCATCACATGAAAGGTGGCAAGCGAGCAAAGCGTTCGCAAGCCACGATTGAAATCGCACAGACAGTTTCGTCATCAGGTGTGCGTGTTGCCATGAGTGGTACACCGTTGATTGCTCGTCCGATGGAATTATTGCCAGTGATCCAAATGCTGGATCGTGGAGCAACATTCACTGGTGGCATCAATGGCTTCATCAATCGTTACGCACCGAAGATTGATCCTTACGGCACTCGTGGTGCATCACACTTGAAAGAACTCCACGACCTGCTTGCTGGATCATTCATGATTCGCAGACTTCGTGATGAAGTGCTCACACTTCCGAACGCTGGTCGTACACAAGTTTTGATCGAGATGGATGCGAAGCGTCAAGCCAACTACATCGCTTGCGAAGACAATCTCATTCAGTGGATTCGCAATACCAAAGGCGAGGCTCGTGCTCAGAAGGCGATGCTCGCTGAAGCACTCGTGCGTATCAACGAACTTCGCCACATCTGTGCAATGGGATCTGTGAAGGCAGTGATCTCATATGTGCAGGACTTGCTGGACGATGGCGAGCAGGTGTTCATGAGCACGAATCATCGTGATGAAGCCGATGCTTACTTCAATCACTTCTCTGAGTCTGTTCACACTGTCAAGATCGTTGGGGGCATGAATGACTCAGCGAAGCAGGCGAGCGTGGATGCGTTTCAGAGTGGTGAGGCACGAGTGTTGATCGGCAATGTTGCCAGTGCAGGTGTCGGCATCACACTGCACTCAGCACGACACCATGTCTCGTGTTCGTTGCCTTGGGATTCTGCATCACTGAGGCAGGTGGAAGATCGCATCAATCGTTTCGGTCAGAAGCGTGAAACGATTTCGCACATCATGATCGCTGGCATTGATGGCATGACCACGATGGACGAGAAGATGCTCGCTCTCATTGAAGCGAAGAACAAAGTCATGCTCGGCGTATTGGACGGAACTGCTGATGACTTGATCTCCGATGACAACGAGTCAATGGTGAAAGCGATCTTGAACTCGTACAACTAAATCATCCAGCACTGCGAAGCAAAGATCCTCACGGCGAGATGTCGTGAGGATCTTTTTTTATTCGCCCGATGTCATGTTGCCGCATTTCGTCCGATCATCGTGAATAACGCATCACTGGATCATCGGAGAGCGATCAGAACGAATGACTTGGTATGAACATGACCAGTGTTTTACGAATGGACAGGCTCGATCAAAACCATTCCGAAGTGAATGAGTGAAGCCACTGTTTTACATTTGCACCTGCACTTTTATTTCGCCCAGCGAATCACTTCATCACTGCATCACATAGAGATACATGGAGTGAATGTGATGGGAGATCGTGGAGTGATGATGAGTGAATGACACCGAGATGTGAACACTCGTGACAACGCTGTACCACTGATGACTCACTGCGAATGATGAGTGAATAGCAATGATCGGACAGCCAGTACCAGTGCAAATGCTCCCCCTATCCCCCGATGTCTATTCATGCCATTCCAGTAGACCTATTTGTAGGCTGGCATTGGGTTTGCAGGGTATGAGTGCTGCATTAGCCCCCACGATGCCCTGATATGCCCTTCTCGTGCGTTCTAAGGTGGGTCTATAGAGGGATCATATGAGAATGGGGTAGAGGCGATATAGACGCTCCTAGAGGCTTACAATGCGTTGTTGAGGGTTCGCTCCATGCTAGGCAAGGGAATCGCCCAAAGTCTCAACCTATCACGGTATCTATACAGTCTACATAGAGAGTAGAGGGTTGTCAGTGGGTGAACTCTACAGTGAGGGTTGAGGGTTGAGGGTAGACCCCCCACCCTTAAGTCTCAAGTGAGGGTTGAGGGTTTGGGAGGGCCTACAACCCAAGGAATGCAAAATGACCAGATAGACCCATTCCAAAAAATTGCACACACACAAATCCGCCCAAATAGCCCTATACTTGGTTTATGTCCTTATCTCCACTTCAATTTGGTGATCTCATGCCTAAACTGGAGAAAAGGCATGGAGAAGACTTCTCTGATGTAGTAAATACCCTTGCTCATGGGACACTTGGTGACCCAGATGCTGAATCCATTTGGGATCCTGAAAGTTTGCCACTTAGCCGTGGTCGTGTCTTAGTCAGTGATTTACATGCTCCTGAACCTATTCGTTCAACATTTAATGATTACGACACCAGAACAAAATCAGCAGCAAGTGGATACAAGAGTAATCCAGCATCTGTCCCCCCTGTGTTACTTGTTAAACGAGCAGGTGGGTATGAAATCGCTGATGGTCACCACCGTATCGCAGCCGCTAGGTCAATCGGTAAAAAGAGTTTGCCAGCGTGGGTAGTCCATAGCCCATTGTCAGAACCTCACCCAGGTTTTGACGACTAACTAGCCCTATATAGGCTTATTTTATGAATTCAAAGGGAATGCGGGTAGGTACATGCCCACCCACTGCTTTTGCCCAAACATCACCCTCAGTAGTGCGGTATGGATTATGCATTGGTGAGGCTACATCATCAAACTGTGTAGAGATATGATGAGCATGCTTCCACATTCCCGTTGCAATACCCTGTCTACGCATGTTTGGGTCCACATGTACATCCTGTACATGGTTAAAAGTGTCTTCAGGCTCACCATGCCACTCCAAATGCCCAACTGTCTCATTCCCTAGTTTTGCATTGATCCTATGGGGTATTCGCCTGTCGCCTGGATCGTACTGATATTCCACTGATTTAGTCACTCTTCTTCCCAACTATGGGTAGTATCTAGGTGTTTACGCTTAGGTACTCGTTTTCCCGTACTTATTGCCCAAGCCTCACCGTCATTGGTCCTATCTGGGGAATGCTCTGGTGGTTGCACTCCACGAGTGGTTCTAGCCATCTCATGTGCATACCCCCACATTCCAGTGGCTACGCCCTGCCTCCGATGGTTCGCTTCTACGAATAGGTCTGATATGTGGTTATTACCCTTGGAGTACCATTCCAAGTTACCTACATAGTCACCATCGTCTGTTTCAGCAACGACTGTGTGCCTAGTCTCTTTACCGATGGGTGATTTAGGGTTACCCTTTTCAAATCGGAATTGGTAACCACTGAGGCTTTCATGTGCTGGCACTTGTCTAGTATAAACGAAAAATTTGCCGTTGAAGGGGGCGAAATGCGCCTATACTTAGTAAATGCTTAACCCCAACCAATTTAAGTTCTTATACCAGCAACACGAAGACACTCATGACCTCAATGTGCTTGGAGAAAATGGTTATAGCAGGGGTTGGATGCAGTGGTCAGACAATACAGGGGAACTGCAACACATTATGGTAAACCATGATGCTCGTAGACAAGGTATTGCTACTGCTCTGTGGAATCGTGCTCAACAACTTTCTGGTGAACGTGGGATTACAGCACCTACACACTCATCAAAGCGTACCAAAGAAGGCGATGCTTGGGCTAAATCAGTGGGTGGAGAACTTCCTAAGCGTAAGCCTTCCCATTATGATCGTGGTCGCATGGGTGTTGATACTCCCTTTGAGAATTACGAAACCCTCTAGGCTCTACCCCGTATGCGTGGGGTGAATTCACGATCACTGTCATTATTTGAATCCAAATTGAAATCGGTTGCCCCAATGATGTGAACTGGTGTTCCAAGGCGTAGGGGTGTCTCATGCTCAGACTCAACAGCCCCTTCTCCATAATTAGCCCACTCTTCATGTTCTGCTGAATTTCGGTCCATAATATGTCGTTTATGCACTAATCCAGTAAGGACAGTACCCTTAATATTTTCTGAATAAACTTCTTCGCCCCATCCCTGTCCAATCTGGTTTGTTGCAAACCTATCTGCTTGCCCTGCATGACTATCAGCAACCCAATGCACACCCAAGTTACTAGTGTCTATTTCATCATGGTGCACTCCCGCAAAGCCACGATGTAGGCGCACATACTTACCTGATTGGTCTTTATTAATATGTTCGTGTGCAGCCATTACTTGTACTCCCAATAATCAGAATCACCTTCAACAAGTTGTACGTCTGAGTTAGGGTCTTTAGTGTCTGGATTGTGCCCTAAAAACTGTACCCCTAAATGCTTTACCATTCCTGTTTTTACAAGGTCAGAAGGTATTTGATAAGAAGTGCTTCCTTTATCTTCAATGAGGTTTGTGTACTTTTTAGCCCTAGTTCCGACACTTCCAGCGTTCACACGTAATGCACTACTACTGGCTCTAACAGAATTTGATGCAGTAGAAGAAACCCAAGATGGGTCAAATTGAGGGTCTGTGTAATTCACCATACTTACAACACTTGGGTCTATTTCATATTTATGTATTTCTGCTTGTTTGTTGTTTCGTGGGGACGAAATGTCTCGTATGCGTTGAGTTGCTGATTTTCTTGTACCAGCATGAAATACACCCTTAGACACTTGGTGTGGCTTTTCTCCAGCCCACGTACCATGATAAACAATTTCGCCCACTACTTCTTCCTTGCTTTACGCTTCTCTAGAAGGTATTGTGGGTCACGCCTAGTAAAGCCTGCACTTTGATGTAGGTCGTCTATGTTGACAGCCTCGCCATCTACATAGGTATGCCCTTTAGGGTTGGTATTAGATTTCCAACGGAATTGGGGGCTTTCATGTCTAGGGTCCACTTGTTAAGTATAAATGAAAAATTCATGGTGTGAAGGACAATGTATAATTAACCAATGAAAGCACTTAACCAGTATCAATTCAATGAGTGGCGACCACACATCTATGAAGAGACTGCGACATATGGTGCTCCTGGTATGTCTGAAAACACAATGGTAGAGATGTACAAGCGTGGAGAAGGTGACCGTGTGCACGATTCTCTAACAACAGAGAAAACTGGTAAGTATACTTTTGAATGGCATAACCCTGCTAGGAAAGAAGTTATTGATAGTAGGAATATGTTTCCCCGAACTAACAATTCAGGATTCTCTTCACACAGAGAAGCACACAATGCCGCTATGGACTTTATGCTAGATAGGGCTGGTACTCCTGATGACCTCAGTACAACAGATGGTTCCGTAATGTATGAAGGTATGTCTTCTCGTTGGGAAAATTTCCACAGAAACCAAGGTCATACTATTAGATATGAGGATTAATGGCTCTTAACCCTGAACAATTCTACATTGAGCATGAAGAGCATTCTCCGTTGGAAAATACTTACCCTGGCAGGTCACAAATCAGAAGGCTTGTAGTTCGCCACCCCGATGTAACCCCAACGGAATACCCATTAGCAGAAACTACCAATACCGTAATGGGTGGTAGGGGAAGTAAAGGAAAAACAAGAAAAGTAAAGACCCCAGGTGCTGGTCCTAATGCTGCTGGAATGGTGGACTATGAGACAAGTGGTGGCGGAGATGGCGTTTACATCCGCTACATAAAATCTGGTGTGCCTAACGAAGGAATACCTAGACGAGCCGTAGATGCCATAGTTGAGAAGCATAACCCTACTGGTATCAACTTTGGCAAAATCATAACCCCAAAAGTGGTGGATGTTATGCGTAGTGCCTCACAACGACACCCAAACATTAGTGTCTATGGTCATCGTGACTTTGGTCGTGACAACGGTGGTTTTGGACCAATTAGGTTCAGTGGTGGCAAAGAAGTAGAATAGTGGCTAAGCACGTTACAGATATTCCTAAACCATTTTATTGCTATGTACAGAATGAGTTTTTGTATAATTTTGAGAAAGGGTTTGGGGAATATACAGCCTGCTTAGTTTATGGGCTTTCTGCAATACCTAACAGGGCATGGGGTGTATCCCTGCTTCTAGAGAATGGTGCTTTAGTACAACATGTGCCCCTCCATGCTCTAACTTTCCATACTTCTGCCGTACATCAACACCCTCTAGACCACCTACAGGTATGGAGTTGTTACGGGCAAGATTTCACTACTCATGAATACAGTGCTTTGTCTGAACTAGCCGTGAAGGTATACATGAAAGAAGGAGTATGGGAAACGGGCAGATATATGTTTACTGCCGCCCCTTACGGGGATATGTACTCATCAACCCCTGATCAGCACAAACACTTTAACTTCGTGCGTTTAGACTGTGGTCGTGTGGGTGCATGGCCTGGTAACCGCATGCTTGTGTTTGATGAGTCTTTTGTCAAATTGTCAGAAGAGCGCCCAAAATACATTACAAACACTAAAATCTGGTATCCAGAAGGATTAGATGTATCTGACCCCTTTGACACAGTTATCTCTTCAGATACTTCCTTGTAATTCCACCTGGGGAATATTAAAGTAAGATATTAATTATGCCTACATACGCCTACAAGTGTTCAAACGACCACCGCCACGAAGAGTTCCGAAGTATCTACGAAGATGCAAGCAATTTGTCATGCCCAGACTGCGGTGAAGATTTGCGCCCAGTTTACTTCTCACCTGCTGTCAATCTTGTAGGTAGAGGCTTTTATTCCAATGGTGGATAATAGTTTATAATTAGACCATGCCTAACCTTGGAGAACAGTTTAACAACACCTACTTTGCAGGTGATGACAATACAACCCCATATGAAGATGACCACCAATATGGACAAGTTTCACGAAACACCCGCTCGGAACACCCACAAGGTTTACTCTTTCACCCAGACACTGCAACACAATCTCGTGATGACCCAATGTACTCAATGGATCAACGAGTAAGAGATATAGGGGAAGTGACAGATGATGTCTCCTCCAATCCCAACAAAATTGCGAATTGGGGCAACACAGTTTTAGCAAATGCAGTAGCGTCTACCAATCTTTCAACACCTATGCTAAAAAATAAACCAATAAAAATTGAAGGAATGCGTAGCACTGTTAAGGCTGGTTATTTTTCTCCTGGGGAACAAAAACTGGTGATAAATAGACAGGACCAGTATGGGAATAATGTTTCTGCCCACGATATAGCATCTACGTTTACACATGAATGGGGGCACAAAGAAGATCAAGACAACTTAACTGCTCAAGGTGCTAGAACACAAATGTATAAAGGTAAGTTATTGGGGTACCGAGAAATAGAAAATGCTAGGTCAAGCACTAAGGGTGCAACTGTTACTTCTCCTGTAATGGAGGGTGTTGCAGATGGGTACAAAGATAGATTTGGAACAATAAAGGAATATAATAGCGGTGACGAAGTAACCGAAAGATATTTGAACCCTGTTGAAAATGCTGACCGACATCTTGATTTTACAGAACAAGGTAGCACTGCTCAAGGGTACGGTATAAATTTTAAAGGATGGCGAGATAAACACGAACAAGCGCTATACGCAGCAACTAGGTTACATGTTTCTATGCATGGCAGGGCTGGTATTGAGTCCCTTCCAGATATGGATGCTCTTGCAGACAAGCACCTGACAGCATTAAAGCAAGAACATCTTGCTAAGAAAACTGGTAAACCAGCAGCATCAAACGCAAAATATGCAAATACTGCCAGACACCTTTATTTGGGTCAAATGATGGAAGACCATCCGCATGTACGTGAAGGTTTAAAACAACTGGGTCTTGGTGATGTTGGTGAATACTCTCGGGCTGTCCACGCACACTACACCGCACCTTTGCCACCAAAAGAACAAAGTACCCTTCCTGGTTTTGAGAAACTTGCCCCAACTGCACCACCATTGCCTAAGAGTGCAAAGTTTACCCGTACCGATCCTGTTGCAGTAAGACAACAGGAAAGAAAAGAACAAGCAAAGAACAGTAAGCCAGGAATTGTAAGAGGAAAAGATGGAAGCCTCTCAATTAGGTTGTTCTAACTTGTACTATGCTTAAGGTTATGAAAAAACAATACGGATTAGGCCAGTACGGTAAGGATCGCTTTCGGCAGATCCTTGTGCAAAAAGACGAAAGACTAGAACAAAGGTTGTCAGTCTTGCTTCTAAACAAAAATGAACCAAAACAATAATCTAAGTAATCAATTTCCTCAAGAGGACGATGATCCAGAGGGACATTACAAAGATTTCCATGTTCGTAAGGGCAATCGTAAATCCTCCCATGATCGGCAGGAAAAGAAGCAATTACGGAAGTTCTCAAAATATGACAACTGATGTTAAGATGTACCTATGAATATCACCTATTTGATGCACACTCCTAACATGCTTGACGCAAAAGAACAGGCTGTTATACTTGCCCACAGTCAAGGGTTTAAAACTGCAATGGTTACAGCCATTGACCAACCTGAGTATGGGGAATATCAAGTAACACTAGTCGTCAACAAATAGGAGAAAATATGTCAGAGGTAGAACAAAAAGAACCAATGGACTTTGATGATTGGTTGCAAATTGGTCTTGACAGCAAATGGTGTCTGTACCCAACTTGCTACATGCACGATGGCATTCCTACTTCCGATGCGGAAGAACAAGCGATGGAAGAGGGCCATGACCCTTGCATGCATGTAATTCGCTTGTTTGCCACTGAAGAGCGTGAAGAGTACGATCAGGCATACGCACGGATGCACGATACCCTTCGCCATCGCATGCCATACACTTCGTAGTATCATAGGTGAGTGAGCACCGAAGATAACTTAAACTGGGAGCAACATTCCCTTACTGAAGACCATGTTAGGTCGCTGACTACTGATAAGCCTTTTCGTGAAATGCTCTCTAGGGTCAGTCAAGGCAGCACTCCTGTAATGGGGCATAGAACTGGCAGTGGACATATTCAGTTGCGTATCAAAGGTGACGGAGTTGTTCATATGGCTAGTACGCCCTCAGACCACCGTGCGGTTAAAAACATGGAAAGTCTGGTTCGTAGGAAGATGGTTGAAATCGGTCATGATTTTCCAAGAAGGAAAAAAGGTCAGTAGCCTGTAGTAAACTGTTGCAATGGCTCGCACCGTAAACTACACAGCCTCTCGTGGCTTACCCTGGGAAAGAATTATTCGGGTTAAAAGTAAATCTAGACACCGACTAATGGTACCCACTGCTGTAAAGGCGCAGATCCAAACATCTGTAGATTCTAAAAAGAACATTACTGCATCAGTGACAGGTGCTGGAGAAGTGCTTCTTTGCCTGACAGCAGCAGAGACACTTGAATTGCCTGTTGGTGACTTAGAGTATGATGTTTTGGCAGTATACGACAGTGTCTACTACCAAGTTTCTAAAGGTAAAATCACTGTCACTGCATTAGACAATGTAACCGATAGAGATGAGGCTCAATCAATGGAACTCCGAATGAAGCAATACGAGGATTTCCGTAAGACCTTTACGTGGAAGGATAGTACTGGGACATTGCAAGCAGTTACTAACGCCTATCTCCAAGCAAAGAATACTGCTGGCACTACAGTATTAGATTTGCGCTGGTACTCAGCCATTCCAGCAGAAAACACAATTGTTGCTCTTGCAGCAGATCGCAGAGGGTATTTGGCTCCAAAGTCAGGAGTGACCCTTGAAATGCACATTTCAGACAAAAACAGTATTCCAGCAGGTGTTCACACCTTTGATTTATTTGTCCAAGATTCAGCAGGGGATTGGGAGCGACTAGCCGCAGGCACTATCTCAGTAGATGCTTCAGTCTCTACAAACCCTTATGGCTGATTATGTCCTGACTCTAGATGATGATACAAGTGTCATTGTCACTTCGGCAAAAAGCACGGTAACTTTACAAGATTCTACTCTTGAAGAATCGTTGGTTACTGGTGAAATTTCTACCGTAGATTTGCTTATTAGTGACCCAGGTGTTGCTGGTCCTCCTAATACCCTCAGTATCGGCACAGTCACTACAGGTACGACAAGCGCTAGCATCACAGGTACTGCTCCAAACCAAGTCCTTAATCTTGTATTCCCTACAGCAACCCGACACGTACACACCCAAGGTACTGCTAGCACAACTTGGACAATTAATCATGCCTTGGGTGGTTATCCATCAGTTTCAGTTGTAGATAGCGCTAATACTGTAGTGTTTGGGGAAGTAAACTATGTTTCTACCTCCCAAGTTGTAGTAAACTTTACATCAGCGTTCTCTGGTTTCGCATACCTCACGTAAGGAAGTTCAATGGCTCAAAAGTTTCTAACTAATATTGACCTCAACCAGAATCAACTGATTAACGCTACGTTTGAAAAGTTAGGCACAGACCCATCTTCGGGCAACTTTGAAGGTCGCCTAATTTACAACACTGCAACCGACACTATCAAGGTGTACACGGGTTCGGCATGGAAGTCCCTGCCACATACTATCGTTTCTGGTGGTGGTGCTGGTATTGCTGAAGCACTCACAGTTTCTGAGTCAAACGGAACAATTACTCTTACACTTGCTGTTGCTGATACCGACAGTGCTGGTCTATTGCCAGCCGCTATGTGGCAAATGCTCACAGATGCAACTTCTGATGCAACCAACAGCAAACTCGTAAAGCGTGACTCAAGCGGTAACGCTAAAGTCGCTACCCCAACAGATTCAGCACATATTGCCACCAAGGGTTATGTTGACTCAGCACGACAAGGGCTTGATGTTAAAGCATCCGTAAGAGTTGCAACTACCGCCGCAATTAACCTTTCAACAGACCTTGAGGCTGGCGATGTAATTGATGGTGTAACACTTGTTGCAGGTGACCGTGTTCTTGTTAAGAACCAAGGAACCGCTTCTGAAAACGGTATTTATGTTGCTGTTGCTTCTGGTGCTGCCTCCCGTTCGTCGGACGCAAACGGAACAGCCGATACAGGTGAACTAACGAGTGGAACATTTACATTCGTTGAAGCAGGAACTGTCAACTTTGATTCTGGTTTCGTTGTTTCTACAGATGGAGCAATCACTGTTGGTTCAACAAACATCACTTGGACACAGTTTTCTGGTGCTGGCTCGTTTGAAGCAGGCGATGGACTCTCAAAGAGTGGCACACAAGTTAATGTTAATGTCACATCAAACCGCACGGCAATTACGTCTGATGCTATTGACATCTCAGCCAACTATGTTGGTCAGTCCTCAATTACAACTCTCGGCACAATCACCACAGGTGTTTGGAACGGTACAGACGTTGCTGTTGCAGACGGTGGTACTGGTGCGTCAGATGCAGCAAGTGCTCGTACAAACCTTGGTATCAAGACGACTGCTGGTGCAGTTACAACAAGCACTTCAACACTTGCCCGTGTTGCCAAACAGGGATGTGCTGCAAGCATTACAGGAGTTTCAACTACCACTGTTACCCACAACTTTGGTACAACTGATGTAAACGTACAGATTTACGAAGTATCAAGTGGTGCAACGGTAATTGGAGATGTGACTCGTTCTAACGCAGACACCCTCTCAATTGTTTTGTATGGCACTATTTCGGCTAACGATTACACCATCGTTGTAGTAGGTTAATAGCAAATAGACCTTGCGGGGTCACAATATAGAAAGCGATTGAGGTCGTGGCACAGAAATTTACAGTACCTATTACTGTCAAGCAACTTGTTTCTGCTGGTTCTGATGCCGTAACCGTCTATGTAGATGCCGATACATACGCTCGCTTAAAAATTGAAGCAGGTGGTCGTCTTACTTGGGGTTCAGGTTCAGTAACAGGTGATACAAACCTTTATCGTGACTCTGCCGATGTCTTAAAGACAGATGACACTTTTAAAGCGCCAATCCTCTACGTAGACAACATTGAAATTGACCCAACTGGTGCTACAACCAACCAAGTTCTTAAATTTGATGGAACTAAATTTGCCCCAGGAACAGCCAGCACTGTTGGATCTATTGATGACCTTTCCGACGTAACTATCACATCGCCAACAAACGGACAAATTCTTAAATGGAATGGCACGGCATGGGTAAATGACACCGACGCTGCTGGTTCGTCAGTCAACGCACTTGATGATGTTGCAGACGTAACAATTACAACTGCTACCAGCGGTCAGTTCCTCAAATGGAACGGTACAGCATGGGTTAACGACGCTATTGATTTGGGCACAGACACCACAGGAAACTATGTTTCGGGTGTTTCATCTGGTACAGGTATCTCTGTTAGTCATACGCCTTCAGAGGGTTCAACGGCGACTGTTTCCCTTGATGCAACTTTAGACAATCTCTCTAATGTCACTGTCCCTTCTCCTACCACGAATGATGTGCTTCAATGGAATGGAACGGCATGGGTAAATGTTGCCGCCTCCACAGTAGGTGCCACCAACCTTGATGGTCTAAGCGATGTCGTTGTTACATCTCCACTTCAATTCCAAGGATTGATGTATGACGGAACCAACTGGGTAAACAGCAACATCCCAAATGTATACCTTGTCAGGAATAATACTGGCTCAACCATACTCAAAGGAACCTTAGTTGGTGCTGTTGGCGCAGAACCTAGCGGAAGAATAGATGTTGCACCATTTGAAGTAACAGGAACAGAAAACTCAGAACTTCGTGCGATGGGTATTGCTGTAAGCAATATCTCTAGCGGCGTTAACGGCGAAGTGATGAGTTTTGGAACTCTAACTGGTCTTGACACAAGAGGAAGCACCGCCAGTGCACTTGCGGTTGGTGACGAGACTTGGGCTGCTGGTGACATCCTTTTTGCCCACCCAACCGTTAATGGAAAACTCACAAATGTAAGACCACAACATGACCTTGCTGTTGCATTCATTACC